ACCACGAGAGTAGTCGTGTTATTGATGCGTTGAATAGACAGTGGCGCAAAGAACTTGGTTTGGAGGGCGGTAAAGCGCCTAAAAACAAAAACAAAAATAAGGATAAGAAGCAAGATGTTAATCTCGAGGGTCGTTTACAAGAACGTATCGAGAGTAAACTTAAGCAGAATGAGGAAAATGATAAAAAGAGAAAAGAAAAGCTAAAGGAAGGTGTTCCAATAGCTGGTTCTCGCCCATCTGCTCAACCTAAAGGAAAACGACCTAGAAAAGGTGGTAAAAAGGAAGGTATTCAACGCGGGCAAGCTCGTTATAACGAAATATGCTCTGAATGCTTACATCCTATGGGTACTTCTGATCCTGATAAGCATGTTCATAGACACAATGATACTTGTCCTCGTGAGAGCCGGTATTCTGACTGTACATTTTGCCATCTAGCTTCGGCCGGAGGTGAACTACATGACTCAACTGGTAAGAAAATCTCGAAGCTTTATAAAGCTAAAGAGGAACTTAAGGCTTTAAAAATAGACAAGAGGGCTAAACAACCTGCTGAGATTTCTAAAAAGAGTTTCAGTCCTACAAAGAAATCTTTCAAAGATGCTGTTGTAGGTGATGTGGGGATTAAACCAAAACTCGAAGGACCAGCTCCATCGAAACAAATTGATCCATCTATTTTTAAGAATTCATTGCATCCTGTGTATGGTGTTAATAAAGAATATATAGGTTCTATTGTCCGTATTGTCTCTCATAGAAAACAGGACAAAGGAGCCGAGTATATTTTTACAAATTTTCATAATCTTTCAAAGATGAAATATGTCAAACTTGGAGATGAATATGTTGATATGATTCCCCCAGTTGACAAGTGGACACAAGATACTGTTGTAGATATATGTAGTGATCGTGCTTATATATCGGTAAATGATTTTAGGAAATTTATTCCTGCTGCGTCGCGGCAATTGTTTGCTCTTCATTCTAAACCAATGAAGTCTTCAGAGATAAGTGTCACCCACACACATTTAGGTTTTGTTGGGTATTCACCACAAAATGGCTATAAATTATTGGCTACATCAGCTAATATTCTTGATCGCTCACCAGAGGGTCAATGGATAATGCATGATGCTGATACTATGCCTACTTCTTGTGGGTCTTTATTAGTCGATATGGAAACCAACGCGATAATAGGAGTCCATTACCGTAAAGGTGATTCTAAGGGTGTTAATATGGCCTGGACCCTTTTTCCAAAAAACTGAATAGGTCCTCTCGCTTCGTACCGAGACAAAAACTTAGTCGACAACATATGATTGATAAAGTTTTTGATACGTTGCAAGAGGGTTATAACTCCTATAAATGTTTTGAATATTGTGGTAGGTTTCCTGTTAAACCTATAAAGGATGATTTCAACTATGAAATGCCTAAAGGCTTTGCATCCAAATATATAAGCACCCATACTTCATGCATACTTGAAAAGTGGGCCGATGATATGGTTATAACAAAGTCAACCTTTGAAACATTAGATATCTCAGTTCGTAAGATGGATCAATTTCCAGTCTATCACTTTACTGAGGATTCACAATATCTAAATGCTTGTAATATCTTGAAAGACAGATATTTAGAAGGATTACTTTGTCCTATTCTAACTCTCGATGAAACTATAGTCTCAATCGATCGAACCAAGGCTTGTGGCTTCATTGAGAACCAGTGTGGTTATAGGTCAAAAGGTGATTGGATAGATGCTGGTTACATTTCAGAAATGTGGCACGATGATGTTCTCAAAGAGATACCTCTTTGGAAAGTGGCTGGTAAAATTGAATCTGAAAGTAGGGCAACTTATTTGGAGGATCATAAACAGCGAACTTTTATAATAGAACCAATTGGACTTTATTTTCACCATAAACGTATATACGGTGCTCAGAGTATCGCAATGCGTGGGTGTTTCTGGTCAGCATATGGATTCAACCCTTATGAAGGTGGCGTCAATAAGTTGGCAACGCGACTTATGAAACATCGTAGATTTTGGATGTGGGATGCCGTTAGATGGGATCGTAAAGCAGCATGGATGCGTGCTGTTTATACACTTAAAAATATGTGCTTACCTGAGGATAAGTTTAAAGAGTGGGTTACGGAACATAATGTTAACTCACATCTTGTTCTCCCGAATGGAGACCTTATCTATAAAACTTGGGGTAATAACTCAGGCTCAGGGTCAACAACTGTTGACAATATATTAGGGATGTCCTTGATTATAATTCATGCTCTGCTTCGTTTGTCGAAGGGGGACCCAAATATAGTTGACTTGGTTGAGGCAGCTTGTTTTGGAGACGATGTCGTTGGTTCAGACAGTATACACTGTTCTGACGAGGAATTTGAGAAAGTTTTTCGTGAAACCTTCAACATGTATGGTCATGAATTAGACCCATTCATCGTAACTCGTAATATAGAGGACCTAGAGTTTCTTGGATTTAGATTCAAAAACTTAGGTGGATGGTATGGACCTTTATATAATCTTGGAACACTTGCAAAGTCGTTTCAATATAGTGTAGAGAAAATATCGCGGGATGGGGAGATCAGTAAAATGCTCTCGCTACTCATGATGTCTGCAGGTCATGGGCTCGAAATCTACACAGTCTTTCGCGATGCATTAAATGAAGTGATTACTAAGTCTGATACTGATCTCGCAAAGAGATTAGCACGTTTTGGTGTTCCGACTCACGATGAAGCCTTAGAGTTTTATCGAGGTGGGTTTGAAGGTCTTAATGTTGACATGAGTAACATTCTCTGTGATTTATCTTTTTTGCATGGAGGCGGTTATTACACCAACGGAGGAGAAGAGGTACAAATTATGTGTGATGACTGATTCAAATGTAGCGAAAGTCGAATCTAAGATTGATGTTCTAACTTCAAGGGTTGGGGCATCAGAAGCTGGGTCTAATTGGGTGAAATGTGCCCTTGATCCCTTCCCGGACCAACCTCGTGATTGTGCGGGGTATCCTGATCAGATTAATGGTCCTTCAATAGTAC